GTATGTTCGCTCGATGAGGACGACGATCCCTTCGAGAACGAGAACTGCTGGATCAAGGCCAATCCGTCGCTCGGGCAGACGATTAAACCCGACTACCTGCGCGAACAGGTGCATCATGCGCGCGGCATGCCCTCGCTCGCATCGACCGTGAGGCGCCTCAACTTCTGCCAGTGGGTCGACGCCGAAGATCCGTGGATCGAAGGACCGCTGTGGTTCGCATGCGAGGTGGGACGCCCGCCCGAGTCAGGCGACGTGCTGCGCGGCGATGCCGGTGCGCAGGAACTGATGCGGCGGGCTGAGGCGGCGCGGCTCGACCTGCGGGCCTCGTTCAGGGGCAAGAAGGTCTCGGGCGGTCTCGATCTGTCGGGCACCCGCGACCTCACCGCCGCCGCCTTCGTGACCGTCAACGATGACGAGACGGTCGACGCGTTCGTCGACTTCTGGACACCCGGCGAAACGATGGTCGAGCGCGGCAACCACGACAAGGTCGGCTATGACGTGTGGGACCGCGCTGGCTTCATTCACGCCACCGATGGACGCTCGGTCGCATACCGCGAGGTCGCACGCGGACTCGCCGCGATCGATGCCGAGATGGAGATCGAGGGCATTGCCTGCGATCCTTACCGGCTGAAGGACTTCGAACGCGAGTGCGATGCCGAGGGCGTGGCGCTGCCGTTTATGACACACGGTCAGGGCTTCGGGCGCTCGTCCGAGTCGGGCCTGTGGATGCCGCGCTCGATCGAACTGGTCGAGCAGCTGATTTTCGAAGGCAGGCTGCGCGTGGTGTTCAACCCATGCCTGCGATGGAACGTGTCGAACGCTGTCGTCGAGGCCGATGCGAAGGAGAACCGCATTTTCCGCAAACGCAAGGCGATCGGACGTATCGACGGACTCGTGGCTCTCACGATGGCCGTGGGCCTCGCCCTCAGCCGTAGCGACGAGCGCGAACCCGAATACCAGATGTACTTCCTCTAGGGGATACCGATCATGGAACGAGCCTATTCGCTGCTCACGGTACGCAGCGCGGACGACGCTGCCCGCGTGATCGAGGGCATCGCCTCGACGCCAACGCCCGATCGTTATGGCGATGTCGTCGAGCCGCTCGGCGCGAAATTCAAGACGCCCATGCCGCTGCTGTGGCAGCACGATGCACGTCAGCCGGTAGGCCAGGTCGAGTTCGCCAAGACAACTGCGGACGGCATCCCGTTTCGCGCGTCGATCGCAAGCATTGACGAGCCCGGCACGCTGAAGGATCGCCTCGACGAGGCATGGCAGAGCGTCAAGGCGCAGCTCGTGCGCGCCGTCTCGATCGGCTTCCGGCCCATCGAGTACGCCTTCATGGATGACGGCGGCATGCACTTCCTCGAATGGGAGTGGCTCGAACTCTCGCTCGTCACCATCCCGGCGAACAGCGAGGCCACGTTTCAGACCATCAAGGCAATCGATACGACCACCCGCGCCGCGCTCGGCATCGGCGGCGGTCATGTCGTGCGTCTCAATCATCCGGCGCGCGCTCGCGCATTGACGTCGTTTGTCATTCAGACGATCCACCGGGAGAACCCGCAATGAAACCCACTATTGCAGAACAGATCGCCGCGTTCGAAGCGAAGCGCGCGGCCTCACAGGCGCGCATGGGCGAGATCATGGATCTCGCCGCCGCCGATGGCGCGACGCTCGATGCCGCGCAGCAGGAAGAGTTCGATACGCTTGAACTCGACATCAAGGCGATCGACGAGCACCTGCGCCGCCTGAAGGCCGTCGAGGCGCAGATTGTGAAGAGCGCCACGCCTGTCAACGGCGACAATGCGCAACGCTCCAGCGTGACGCGCGCAGTTGGCGCTGGCCCGAATCCGATCATTACGATTCGCGGCAACATGCCGAAAGGCACCGCATTCACGCGTTACGCGATCGCACTCGCGCGCTCGCAGGGCAATCTGATGCAGGCGGTCGAGATCGCCAAAAGCTGGCACGACTCGACGCCCGAAGTCGAGAGCGTGCTGCGCGCTGCTGTCGCGGCGGGCACCACTACAGACCCGGTATGGGCCGCGCCGCTGGTCGACTATCAGAACATGACGGCCGAGTTCATCGAACTGCTGCGCCCCGCGACGATCATTGGGCGGATCAACGGCTTGCGTCGCGTGCCGTTCAATGTATCGATGCCCGCGCAGACCGCCGCTTCCTCGGCGCAATGGGTCGGCGAAGGTAAGGCAAAGCCGGTCAGCGCGCTCGGCTTCGAGACCATGCGGCTCGGCTTCGCGAAGGTCGCTGGCATCGTCGTGTTGACCGACGAGCTTGTGCGCTTCTCGAATCCCTCGGCGGAACCGATCGTGCGGCAGGACCTGATCGACACGATCACGCAACTTATCGACCACGACTTCGTCGACCCGGACAAGGCCGAGATCAAGGATGTTTCGCCGGAGTCCATCACGCATAACGCGACCTTCATTACCGCCAGCGGCACGACCGCCGATGCCTTGCGTGCCGATATCCGCTCGCTGTTCGCGGCCTTCACGGCAAACAACGTATCGGTGGCCGGTGCCTACTGGATCATGGACCCGGTGGAAGCGCTGACCATCGGCATGATGCAGAACGCGCTCGGCCAGTCCGAGTTCCCCGGCATCGACATGAACGGCGGCGTGTTCTTCGGCCTCCCAGTCGTCTGTTCGACCAACATCCCGAAGGATACGGACGGAAACTACCGGATCATCCTCGTCCAGCCAAAAGAGGTCCTGCTGGCAGATGACGGCGGCGTAACGCTCGACGCTTCGCGTGAAGCATCGCTGCAGATGGATAGCGCGCCGACCGGCAACGGTACCGGCCTTGTCAGTCTCTGGCAACAGAACATGATCGCGCTGCGGGCCGAGCGCTTCATTAACTGGAAACCGCGCCGCATGCTCGCTTGTGCCTACATCAAGGGCGCGAACTATGGCCTGTCGGACACGGAACCGCCGGTCGACGGCGGCGAGGCCGTGAGCAGCAAGTCCAAGGCGGTAAGCTGACGCCGTGTATCGCGAAGCGACAGGGCGAACCTCGCATGGGGTTCGCCCTTTTTCATTGGGGAACCGAGATGAAAGTGACCGCGATCAAGCCCACGTTCTATGCGGGGCATGAATACAGGACGGGCGAAGACCTCGATGTGTCCGAGCGCGACGGGAAGGCTTTGATTGCTGTCGGCAAGGTGAGGAAGTCGCAGCCAAGGCCGTCGCCGCAAAAGCCGGCGCCCGCCCTACAGACCCGCGACGTGAAGGCCGAGCGTGGTGGCGATGACCACGCAGTCCCGCGCAAAGGCCGCTATCGCCGCCGCGACCAGCGCGCCGACGATTCAGGCGAGGCATAACCATGCGTATCTTCGGCCTGCAGATCACACGGGCCGCGCCGCGCGCCGCCGGGGCGCAAAACGCGTCGCCGGTTAGCGCGTGGGGTGGCAACGGTGGCTGGTGGCCGTTGATCGTCCGTGAACCCTCCTCGGGCGCGTGGCAGCAGAACCGCGAACTCTCGCAGGAGACGCTGCTTGCCTATTACGCCGTCTATGCCTGCGTGACGCTAATCAGCGCGGACATCGGCAAGCTGCAGATCAACCTGATGCAGCGCGAGCCCGCCGATATCTGGTCGAAGACGCAGAGTGCCGCGTTCTCGCCAGTGCTGCAGAAGCCGAACAGCTACCAGACGCACATCCAGTTCATCGAAAACTGGATCATGGCGAAGCTCACGCGCGGTAACACATACGTGCTCAAGGAGCGCGACCTGCGTGGCGTCGTGATCGCGCTTTACGTGCTCGATCCTTCGCGCGTGACGGTACTCGTCGCGGACGATGGCTCGGTCTATTACCGGCTCAACAGCGACAAGCTCGCAGGTATCCCGGACGATGACATTGCCGTGCCCGCCAGCGAGATCATCCATGACCGGATGAACTGCCTCTTCCATCCGCTGGTCGGCACCTCGCCCATCTTTGCGTGCGCGCTCGCCGCGCGACAGGGTCTCGCGATCCAGAACAACAGCGCCTCGTTCTTCGAAAA